GACTTGGTGGATATGACGAGGGATCACAACCAGTGAACCCAGCAAAGGCTATATTACCAATTGCACGGACATAGCCAACATCTACATTGGCTTGCTCTCGTCCAACATCACCGAGAAATATACCTGTGGCAGTGGTGTCTTTCACCTCTTCCATCTCAAGTAACACGTTGTAACCTAACGGCCTGATTCTTTCTTTCATTCGCTTTTTACCTCTGCTTGTTTAAAATCATTCATCTGCTTGTAACTCCTGCGGCTTCCACATCAATACATTTTCTAGCTGTTCACATGCACTGCGATTCTTTACGTGATCCAATGCAATAGCTTCGCACGTAGTCCCGTGTGGAACATCTGCGCGTCGATCGAGGAGTTCTAATTCTGCTTCGAGCATGAAGCGCTTAGTCACGATGTTGTCTTTCCACATCATGTAAGCGTCTGAGGATATTTGCAGGGATTTTATTGCTGTTTCTATATCTTCGGTGCGGATAGTCATTGCTGTATACCTTCGCTTTTGTGCTCACTATGAGCGGGTGAAACTGCTTAGCCGACACTTGCCGGCTAGATAATCATATTACACTTTTGGTTGTTGCGCAATTTCTCGTTCATGCTGCTGTTTTTCGTCAAGCAATCTTAATTCTTCAGTGCGTGCCGTAATCTCACTATGAGTTACATACATGCTAGTTTGATTTTTAGTTGCTTCAGTCTCTGCTTGCTCAAGTGTTAATAGTTCTTGCGCTTCTGTTAACTTAGCTTGCTTGTCGGTCTTCTCGACTTCTGACAATGTTTTAAGCTTGGCTACAGCGGCTTCCAGGTCTTTACGATCTTCAGCTCGACCCAATAGAGAAACCTGCAACTCTTGGATTTTGTTCTGTTGTTCTTGTAGCTGATTGGCTTGCTCTTGCGCTTGCTTCATTTGCTGCATTTGTTGACGATCACTTGGCGACATTTCCGCTTCGTTCGGGAATATCTCTTGAATGTTCTCGCTACCTATACGCTTGAAGTAATTCTTAATGATTGGGATAGCATTGCCACCTGCTTGCATTACTAAACCAACTTGAGCTAGTTCAGCATCAGCCAACATCATTCGTTGTGTACGTGAACTCATTTCAGGATTGGCACCGCAAACAATCGACAAGCCATCAGTAGCAAAATCATCTGAATAGCTGGCTTCGTCGTCACCTACAATCTTACGATATTCGTCATTGTCCAAATATTCAGAGTTCAATCTGAATAGAATCTCAAACTCATCACCCATCGAATCAATAATTAAACTGATATGCGCAGTGTGTTGCATTAATGATTCTTGCACCATTGCCAAAGCTGTAGTCGGTGCAGTGTTAGACGTTATCTGTCCGCCTGCATCTACGTTAGCAGCGAATGAACCGGCGCTTGTTTTCATCGACTCATTCAATTGAAACAAAGTCATTGAAGGCTCTTTGAATTGCAGCATGTAGATTGAGTTTTGCAATTGCTCAGCAGGAACCTCAGTGGACATTATCTGTCCCATCTTGAACTTGAAATCACCTTGACGCTTACGGAATCCTTTGGCGCTCATACCTATCTGTTGGGTAGCCAATGTGCCTGAATTCAGTAGGTCATTAGTAACCTTGTTGACGCCCATAGTCAGGGAGCCAATGAGGTGAAAGAAACCCATATCTAAATAGGTGCCATCATAACTAGGGATAAATCCGTATTTACTAATCACACCACACGGCTCAATACGAACTACTTTAAAGCCTTTCAGGTCTGAGGCATCTGGCAAGTCAGTCTTTGTTCCGTACTCTTCATCCTCTTTCATGATGTCAGCAGCACGAGCACGTTGAGCTTCGAGCAGCGGCATTGCCTTCATGTCTTTGTACTTAACAATTAAGCCATCATAATCAAAGCGTGCAACAATACGAACAACACTAGCCGAAGCTTTGTGTAATGTAACTATATAGGGCTCTTCATAACCGTCACCATCTAAATCTATCCAGCAGTATTGCTCAAAGAAACAATCGTCATTCTCGAACGCGCTCTCAACACCATTTGCCTCATTGCTGCCAGCATCGCCCTTAATGTCTTTGCCGGCCATCGTGATTTTAGGTTCAACCCATAAGCCACTCTTCACGTTCTCTACTATTTTATTCTTATTTACTGCGATTACATGGGTAAACGAACGGCATGACACCATGTCAACAGTAGCTTGATTGACAATGAAGTTAGGATAGTTAATTACATCACTAACGCAACGGCCTTTGCCTTCATCGTAATAAGTTTTCTTGAATATAGATCCAACGTTAGGCAATGAATACATTAGGCGCTTCTGGTCACGGCGCCATTCCTTCATGTTGTCGTTGATTTGCCAGTTCATAATTTCTGTGACGCGATCAGCGCGCTGTGTTTTATCCTTAATGGCTTTCTTCTTCTCCTTGATCGTTGCCTCGCGCTCACCGATAGCGTTTTGAATCTCTTTTAGCTGTTGCTCCATCTCTGGTGCTATTGGCTCTTGTGCTTCTTGCATTTGCTGGACTTGCTGAGTGATACCATCGAGAGCTTCTTTCATCTCTGCGACTTCATCAGATTTCTTGTCGATTACGTTTTGTAGTGTAGCAATGCCAATGATTTCAGCTTTAACCAAGGCCATATCGCGCATGATCTCTACCGCTGCACGATTGCCAAAGTTATTTGATGCTTCAGTTAATAGCGTTGACTTAAAGTTAGCCGACCCTTCCCACGGTTCCGATCTACCAACAAACTCCGGCTTGCATAATTTTAAACCCTCATCTACTGAGTCAATCCAATCCTTCATGGATAGTAAATCTTCATCGGCGCGTCTAAGCACATCAGTCGCAATAATACTCAGCTCTGTCTTATCAAGATCAGCAGCGATATTTGTTTTGTCCATCATTGCTGTAAGGCTTTTCACGCTCATAATTCTTCTCTTTTAGTCAAAACCCGTGTTTTTGGCAACTAAATCATTATTTATGGGTTTATGCCCACCTTGAATTCGTTGTTTGTGGCTCATCATCGTAGTCGTCAACGCTGCCAATATCTTGTTTTCTTATCGCATGCCTACGCATCATGTAAGCGTACCGAATTGCTGAGATAATATCATCTTTTACCTTGACAATGTTTCCCTTCTCATCTCTATGATATTGCATAAACTCATCAAATGTTTCAGATAGATGATCGAATATAAAGAATTTACCAAGGTTTATTAGGTTGTACAGTTCCATTATACCTTGCTCAACTCCATTACCACCCGCTGGCCATGTAGCGTGATCATCCAACATTAACCAGCCTGCGTCCTCATAGTATGACTTCTGTTGTTTAGCGCTACCTTTCTCTGTTTGCAATCCATCATGTGGCCATGCGCTTGGAACATCTTTAGCCCACACCTTGATCGTTTCCCATAATTCGTAGGGTTGCTTCTTTGCTGCCTTTCTAGCGCGGGCAACATAAACAATTCCCTCATCTTGATTGAACCATAGCTGAACGTGTGCCTGTGGGTGATCCCAGCCAAAGTCCATACCGTTTATAACTGTCCAATGGTCAGGGCAATCAAACGGCCTAATCTTGCAAGCGTTAATATCTAAGTCAAATATTAGGCCAGTACCAAGCAATGGTAGGCCTTTCGTCCTCATGTCACGCTGCCAAGGAGGATACATAGCAAGCAGAGTTTCTTTTGTTTCTTCTGTTAAGTGACTTGCATCATCCCAAGTGGCACGCTGCATGTACTGTCCTTTGCCCGGATTATCCATAAAGCTTATAACTAATTCAGTGCGTCCATTTTCAGGTGTAAACGTTAATATCCCGCGCCCACCCTTGCCCCTATCGCCTGTAGCCGTACGAGTTAAAACCTGTGGGTATATCTGGCCGTCTTGCGGCTCTTCGTCGATGTGATACCAGTCAACACTATCGCCCATGAGCGCATGCTGTCCTTGCGTATATGACCAGAATTGTAGCCGTGTAATTCCACCGCTCACATGCTTAATCTTCACCTCACGAACAGCGCGAGGCGTCCCCATCATAGGAATGGCATCTAATATTAAATCTCTATGAATTAATCCGCCAAGTAGCACGCCATTTGAATACGAACCAACTAATGGGGATTGAAGTAAGTCGCGTATCTTTTCTCCTGAATAGCCAAGAACCCAAATTAAAGGAGCGTGTGAGAATCTGTGACCATCATAATCATCAGGATATAAACCTGTAGCGTGCATAGCATCAACTAAGCAGCCTGTGTAAGTTTTACCGACACGGTTAGCCGCCATCAATAAACATGCGCGACTTGATGCTGTTTCTGTGATGAATCTTTTTTGCCATGGATATAATGCAGAGAATGACGAGGCGATTAGATTCTTCTCTGCTCGCCTATGCTTCTCTTCAAGTAGTTGCAGGTATTCTATTTTTTGTTCGCGGGTTTGTTTCATCGAGCTAAACGCTGTTCAAGGTTTTCGATTCGAGAATTTAGTTCTTCGTCACTGATCTGATCGAATGTTACATTGGTTTGTGTTTCTACCTTCTCAGAGTATCCGTGCTTACCGAGTAATAACTTAACAATTGCGGAATTGTAATCACCAGTTAGACCATTGGATAGCGCTATTTCTTCCTGCAAAGTAGTAATATCCTCCAATATGCCTTTAAACTCTTCATTATCAGCATGCGCAGCCCACTGATAGAGCACACTCCTCCTACGCTTTAGGTAAATAGCGAGACCTGCAACACTTGGCACTGCATGGCCTAACTCTGCCCAAACATTTAAATACTCTCTTGCTTTATTCTCTATCTCATCGCTGTAATGAGTTGGACGGCCTTCGCCTTCTCTTGGTTCGCGCTTAGCCATGCTGTTGGCCTCTTGTTGTGTGCTTGTTGTGATTTTACCATATATTAGTACAAATAAAAGGCAATTGTTTTTAGGGAATTGGTTTAATTATGGAATATAATGACGTAAATTCGTATATCGTATGGTGATTTAAATGTCAATAACTAGCAGCAACAATACTAATAAAGTGTCGGTTTTGAATAGCACTAATACGCCGCTCGACTCTCTAGCGGTTTTCACTGGTGCGGCTGAAAATGTCAGTGGATACAATTCTGCTGTAATTGCAGTAAAGGCGGATCAAAATGGCACGTATGCAATACAGTTTTCGACTGATGGAATCAATTGGGATTCGTCACTAACTAGATACTATCGAACCACACAAATAGAAGCGCCGCACAGATTTACAATAACCAGAAGATACATTCGTGTTGTGTTTACAAATACTAGCGCATCGAACCAAACCTATTTACGCCTACAAACTACGTATGGCGAGAAAGCAGAATTAAACACTCCATTGGATTCCGCATTATCTCAGGACTACGATAGCACCCCAACACGCCCGACAAAGTTTGAATATGAAGTGGCGCTTGGGCGTAGGCAGGGCGCAACCACGTGGAATCTATTTGGATTTAATGGAGACGTTGACATAGGCACTGAGGTACTTGGAGCACAAGGGGGAACATTCACCTTTTTAACTGCCGCGTCAACATTAACTATTGTATCTAGCTCTACGGATGATGACGGCAGTCCTGCAGGAACGGGAGCTAATAGTTTAGTGATTTATGGCATTGATGCAAACAGAGCTAGTCAAATAGAAGTAATTACGTTGAATGGGACAACCCCTGTAGTTACGACAACAACTTGGCTAGGGGTTAATCGTGCGGCTATATATCTTGCAGGTTCTACATATAATAATATTGGGAATATCACAATTACAGCAACAACGGGCGGAAGTGTTCAGGCTTACATTCCAGCTACGAAAGGGTCTACTCAGCAACTAATATTTTTTACACAAGCTGATCACCAGTTACTACTTGATTGGATTGTGCTAGACGCGGAAAGGTTGGCTGGAGGCGGCTCTAACCCCAGAGTACAATTTCGCGGCTGGGTATGGAGCGCAGTTAGCAATGCAAAATATGAGGTTATCTATTCTCTCTTAGATTTAAACATCGAATCTGAGCATGTGTATAACACTACTCAACCGTTTGTAATTGGTGAGAAATCTGCATTTTGGATTGAAGCTACTACGGACGTTAATAATACAATAGTCAGCGGTAGATTAAGCGGTATTGAATTTAGAGATGTTGATGCTTAACTTCGAACCGCTAAATAAAAAACCCACCTAAGTGGGTATTCTTACTAACTTGTAATCCCACTCGTTGTAATTGCACCAGTGATTCCTGCGCGTGTTAATCCGCCTAGTGTCACAACACCATTGATCATTGTTATCTGCGTGACAACTTTATTGCTTGCCTTCCACCACCACAATGTTTGAGCGCCAGTGTAGTCAGTATGAATAAGCGTATCGGCGCCGATGTTGCTTGTCGTAACCCCCAGAGTTGCGGGAGTATCAGATGTAATTTCATCTGTTGTTAAAATCGCAAAGTAAGTAGCTAATGCACCCACACCAGCTCCTAAGCTTGTTATAGCTACATACTGCTGCGCTGCCGCTTCAGCTACTATCATCGTTGTAGATGCTGATGCTAGAGTTCCGGTGATGACCACCGTCTTGCTACCGTGCCCAGCGATTGTTGCGCCATCTACTCTAGCGGGCATTGTAAAAGTGCCTGATCCACCCGTTCCGGAAACAGTTGGGACGTTAACGCCGTGTACTGTCATTGCAGTAATGGTGCCCAAACCTGTATAAGTAAAAGTGCCTGAGCCGCCGTGCTGAATTGATGCTGTTATTGTGTCTACTGATTCAGCTACTGCGTAATTAAAGCCTAGCGCCCTAGCTCCACCCTGATTTACATCATCTACGTTGTAATACCAGCCTACTTTTAAATTAGCTGTTGTCGTCGCGTATGTGAATTGTGATGCATCATTTTTATACGCCGTTATTGTTGTGCCGTCATAGCGGATTTCGTAGTCGTCGTTGTCAGCTAACGTCGTTGATCCGAACGTCAAAGGGTCGCCCGTTACTATGTCCCAATCTGTAAACGTATAGATTCGCAAGCTGCCTGTGCCGCGCAACGCAAACCCATCACCCGTGCTTGGATTTACGAGGATAAGCGCCTGCATGTCGGATGCATATTTGACTTTTGCAATGGCGGAAACTGTTGATAATGTATGTGTAGCTGTTACGTAAACAGAGCACGAATAAACACCAGCGTTTGATATTTTTAAAACATTGCTTAAGACTTTTACGCCGCCGCCAACCGATGTCAACGAAGCATTGGTGTAGGGATCTATATCGCTTACGCCAGAAAAATCTATGTAGAGCTGCGACGCCGTCAAATTACTCATAATGACGCCACCGAAGCAGCAGCACTACCAATCATCGCATTTCCGCGTGAGTCGGTAGTAGCTAATGCGGGAGTTCCGGACGTTGTGTAATAAACGCCAGAGTCAATGTACACGGATTGAGTCTGTGGCGCGTTCCCGTTCCAATACGTACAAAACCACATCGTTTCAACGAGTGCTGTATTAATATTTAGGTTGTACATTCCACTGGTGAACGTACCACTTGTCGCCGCATCTGAGCCATCGTACTTAGTCCAAGCTTTGCCGACAACCTTAAATACTAATGAGTCGTTACACCAAAACATAAGCTCATAAGTGTTTGGGTCATCGCTCGGTTTAAGCATAAACTCAACGTAATTCCACGCATTGACATTTAACGACTTGCCGACTTGGTAAAGCACATCTTGGCCGCCGTTTGTCTGCTCTTCATCTGCTGTAAACCAACCGACTTGTGTGCTTCCGCCAACGCCCTGACCAT